TCATAATAATCACCTGCTGCTACTGTAAATAGAAAATCTAATGATGATACATTATAAGCAAGATTAGAAGGTACAAGATATTTAGTAGTTGAATCAGCTACGGAAGTTCCATTCTTTTTTAACCAAATATCAACTACATCACCTGAACCCCCTCCACCAGTATAATGAAGCTGAACTGAAAAATTAAAAGCATATGTACCTGCAGCTGAATATGTTACTTGAGTACCCCCTACAACAGATACTCCATTAGAGTAAGAAGTTGTATTGACAGTCATTATATATTCTGTATTGATAGCTGCAGCAGTTTGATCAACTGTAGAATACCAAGATCCATATAATGCTACTACACCACCTGTTCCAGCAATACCTTGAACTCCTTGTACACCCTGAATACCTAATGTCCCTTGTGTACCTTGAGAGCCTTGAATTCCTGTCAGACCCTGTGTTCCAGTTATACCTTGAGTACCTTGGGTTCCTTGAAGACCAGTAACACCAATACTTCCCTGTGTTCCAGTGGCACCTTGTGTTCCAGTACTACCGGTAGTTCCTTGAGAACCAGTATCACCTATAGACCCTTGAATACCTAAAGCTCCCTGAGAACCAGTATTACCTGTAGTCCCTTGAGTACCCGTGTCACCCAATGTTCCTTGTAAACCTTGTGTACCTTGAAGACCTAAATCTCCTTGAGCACCCAATAATCCTTGAATCCCTTGGATTCCTTGTGTACCTTGAGCTCCAGTATCCCCTATAAGTCCTTGAGTCCCTTGTGCACCAGTATTTCCAGTAGTACCTTGACTACCTTCAGTTCCTTGTGAACCGGTACTACCTGTTGTACCCTGAGCTCCTGTATTTCCTAAAGTACCCTGGACTCCTTGGATTCCTTGCAGACCTTGTAAACCTGTAAGTCCTTGAGTTCCCGTTAATCCTTGAGTTCCAGTAATTCCTTGCAATCCGATAGTTCCTTGTATACCTTGGCTTCCTTCACTTCCTGTATTACCAGTTGTACCTTGTGAACCAACAGCACCTTGGCTACCAGTTGACCCAGTAGTACCTTGGCTGCCAGTAGCACCAACACTTCCTTGTGAACCTACTGTACCTTGAGAACCTGTATTTCCAAAAATTCCTTGAATACCTTGAGTTCCCTGACTACCTTGTGCCCCAATAGTTCCTTGATTTCCTATTGATCCTTGGGTACCTTGTATCCCTTCAATTCCTTGTGTTCCATCGGTTCCTTGAATACCAATTAAACCTTGTAAACCAGTTAAACCCTGAGATCCTAATGTTCCTTGTGTGCCTTGAATACCAACACCACCTTGTGAACCACTATCCCCTGTTGTTCCTTGATTACCTAATGTTCCTTGAGTTCCTTGGGATCCTGTTAAACCTATAGAACCTTGAGTTCCAATTGCACCTTGTGAGCCTGTAGATCCTGTTGATCCCTGACTTCCTGTATCTCCTATAGTTCCTTGTGTACCTACTTCACCTTGAATTCCTTGAATTCCCTGTGTTCCAATAAGTCCTTGGGTTCCTACACTACCTTGAGTACCATTAGTTCCTTGTAGACCTTGTAATCCAGTCGTTCCTTGGACTCCTTGAATACCTTGATTCCCTAATAAACCTTGTGTGCCTTGAATACCTTGAGTACCTTGTAAACCTACAATACCTTGACTTCCTGTGTCACCAGTAGTCCCTTGAGGCCCTGTAGTCCCTTGAACCCCTTGAGAACCTAATGCTCCTTGGGATCCAGTTGTACCAGTCTGTCCTTGTGTTCCGGTTATACCTTGTGAACCAGTAGAACCAGTTGCTCCTTGGGAACCGGTATCTCCTTTTAATCCTTGGGCACCAACAGTTCCTTGAGATCCTGTAGAACCAGTAGTTCCTTGTGGTCCTATTACACCAATTTGACCTTGAACACCAACTAAGCCTTGGATTCCTTGTAATCCTAATGATCCTTGTGTTCCCTGAGTACCCTGTACTCCTTGAGAACCAACAGCTCCACCACTACATACCCAGTCTACAATATTGTGTAGACTCTGCGCTACTGTGGTATCCTGTGCAATTACAGTAGTATCTTGACATATAATGGGATCTCCTGTGTATACTACACAATCTGCATCAAAAGATTCAGCACATTTTTCTTCATCACCACAAGCTTCTGTTGTGCATGGAGGAGGTGTAGTCAATCCAGACGTACATACGTTACACTTCCCACAGTTATTGCATCCTGATGTAGGAAATACTCCCTCTATGAAACTAGATTTTTTGGGTATCATCTTAATCTTCTAAATTTAGTATAAAGTCTTTTGGCTCACCTAAGATAGGTAATAATGATTCATGGTATAAGATATAATATACCTTATCTTTCTCAGAGTACTCATATGCTGTCCATGATTGAGTTGTATCTTCCGGATTTATAGGAAAACCATAATGAGTATTAACAGCATCAACTGCTGCTATAGCTTCAATTTCTTCTGTGTATGTATATCCTTTAAAAACCATAATATAGTCTAATGTTATTTTCAATACCTACTCTATCTGCATTCATTACGGACGGATATAAAATCAATTCTCCATTATAACCACTAAAACTTTCACCAGCAGTTCTACTTCCACCATAAACATTACCCATTGTAGTAGCACCATATCTACCTCCTGAAACAGGTGTAGCTCCATTACTAACACCATTTAAGAATACTTCCAAAGATGTTGTTGGTCTTAAAACAGAATGTACATAACTTGTATTTGCTGAATATGCCGGTCCTACATCTACTGCAGGACTACCTCCTGTACCAAAGGCAACTGACATTGAATTTGCATCATTATTAAATCTAGTAAATTGACCAATTCTAGTTGGAGAACCTTGATCTTGTTGAAATACTATTCCAATAATATTAGTAACTGTTGGTATAGCCATTGCAAATGTAGAAAATACACCAGTAGGGTTAATAACTTGTAAAGAAGCAGCAGCAGTTGTATTCATTTTAGTTGCTCTTACTGATTCCCATAAAATATAATACTGTCCACCACTTACACCAATTAAAGGTTGGTTTAATGCTATAGTTTGAACTAAGTCAGAATTTGCAACCGGAGAAGCAGCTTGATTATACCATTTAGTAATATAACCTTTAGCACCTCCTCCTAAAAAAGTAGTTAAAGCAGCAACATCTAAATCTTCACCAACAAAACCAATATTAGTTGTTGCATTATCAGAGTCTCTTCTTACTTCAAAAGCAAATCCTGTATAAGCATCTCTCAACTTTCTAACAGAATATCCTAATGTAGCTCCAGGAAATTCATCTAATAAATACGTAGAAGGAGGTGGGACCACACTAGACTTTATGTCAATGTAATTACCTCCAGTCCATCCTGGAAATATCTTGGTAAATATTTTAACAGGCATGTTATGCTGTTGTATAAATGATTAATAATTCAGCTCCTGATGTTGTAGCATCATATTCAAATGATGCACCAGGGTAATAATTATTTAGTGCTCCAGCATCAAAATTAATTGTTTCTCCTGGTTTAAGGATTTCTGTATTAACCGTTGCATTAGCTGTACCTACATTAGAAAAAGATATACTAAATATATCATCAGCAATAGTAGCTGCAGCACTAATAGCACGTCTAATATGAGGTACTCTTGTTGCAGCAGAAAGTTTTGAATTAATGCTTATTACATTATCTGATACATCAGTAAGAGTTACTTCAGTAGCAAGACCTGTAGTGTTAGTAACAATAGTTTCTAATTCAGTTAAAACATCTTGTTGAGTTGCTTCTAAACTAATACCTGTAGTGTTAGACACAATCTGTGCTAGGTAAGTAGATGAGTTAATGTAAGTTAACGGAGCAACTGGAGTACCTGGAGTAGATGTACCTGCAGCATAATATACTGGTGGATCAAAACTAGTTCCATTCCAAATTCTTACTTCTAACCATAAGTCACCATTTGCATCTTCTACAATTGTAGACTCATAGTCTTGACCGTTTTGTAACAAGTTAGAGATTAATGTAAGAAGACCTTCTAATTGATCTGTGTTACCATTAATATCTTCAAGTTGAGCTACAGCTAACTCTAATTGATCACAAGTACATTGTAGGCCTTGTAATGATTTTAACTGATATGGAAAGTTATTTCCTTTATTTCCATAATCTTTAGTATTTCCAATTGACATATCTATATAATTTAATGAGGATCCTTCACACTATATATTATAATATACTAAAAATAATTGGTATAACCAAAAAACCCCGGATGTTTCTTCCAGGGTCTTTGTCTTTCTAGAGTAATATTATGCTATGATAAGGTAGTGAACCTTAACTACATTGTTTAATGCATCTGTACCAGCTCCATTACTAAGTACTACTTTAAATGAACCAGCTGCAATATCAGATACCCCTACTACAGGAATACCAGTTGCTGCCTCATCATACTGAACTGATACTAAAATTTTAGACCCAGCTAAAACATTAGGGTTAGTTACTGTAAATGATGTTCTAGCATTAGCTGCTAAGGTAGAGGAAACTGTAGTAATGATCCCGTTAAGGGCATTAACAGTTACTCCTGTTGTAATACTTGTACCTTGAGTTACATTAGCTGTATTGTACAAAGTTTGTAATGGTGCAGCATTAACTGCAAGAGGTAAATAACTATCATCACGTGAAGGATCTTTTGCTCCTACAGCAAGTAAGTTAGACACATCAGTTGGGAGTACTGCTCGGTACTGACCGGCCTTAATCCAAGAAATAAAATTTAAAACGTCCATGGTAATTTTTTTTATGTATACACTATAATATACAAAAAATTTCTGAAATAAAAAAATCCCCAGCCTGTATTCTGAGGATTTTTAAAGTGTCTAGTAAAATGAGGTTAAAACTAGCCGTTAATGTATCCCATAAAAAAGGATAACAAAATTATTAGAGCAATTGCTACATTACTTAACAACCTAGCTTGAGGATCTTCTTCCCATACATGATGTGTATGATTATAAAAAGGTTTAGTCAAATTAATTGAGCTAATCCAAAGAAATAGTATTGTAATAATAGCCATTCCCCAACCTATAGTTTTAAGTATCAGTATCATAGTGAGTCAATTCGTTTTTGTAAATATACTAAAGCTTTTTCTAAATCCTCTTTTTCTTTAGATTTATTTTTCTTTCCAGCTCTAGCAACGTACTTGATTACATTACCAAGATAAAAGTCTTTGTCCAATCCCCATGCTTCAAGCACATTGAATACCTCATACACATTTCCATCTCCACCATAGTGACTTGGTCTAACGGGATTTTCAAAAGGCATAGTTCTTACAGCCTTATCTTCATTGTACTTATCACAAAGTAAAGTTTTCTCTGCTGTACTGGTTGTTGTATATTCAATTGCCTTTTCCATGACTACCAAACAATTACAACATCCCCCTCATTAAGTACAAACTTCATTGCACCATCAATTTCAATTCTTTCTACAATTTCCAAGTTCAATGCAGAAGTACGAATATAAACTTTATCTCCAGCTTGTACATCTTCTACTTTGTCACCAACTGCATACACAGTTAATTTGTTCCACATTTTCATAGCTTCTGCCATAATCATGTCTTCATCTTTTCCTGATAACTGTAAACCAGTTTCTTTTTTTTGAGGGATATCTACTAAGATAGTACGACCTCTTAACAATTTAAATTCTTTCATTACTTGTTTTTAAACGTGATTACTTTTACTAATGCCATTTGTGCACTCACCAGTTCTCCAACTGCATGATCAAATAGTAAACTTTTAATTGGAGACTTATCTCCTTTTTGGTACTCATCTAACAATAAATTAGTAAGATCAGCCATAGTTTTTTTTACATGGTACACAGATCCTTCTTCTTCTGTAGAGAAATCTATGCCCGTCAATTGTTCTCCAAAGGATAAAATCTTTGTTTCTTTGATAATAATTTCTGGTTCTTGTTTATTTACTTCTTCCATTATTCTGCATTTTCGTAAGTTAATTCAAAAATTTTGGGTTTGCATGCATAGAACTCACCCTCTACTCCTTTAATAATATAATCCCCCACACTAGCCTTCATATCACCCTCAAGGGTATCAATGTACAAATCCTTTTCAACACCATAGCTTGTGAAATAACAACTTTTACAAAAGTTCATAACTTCAAATTGATTCTTACCATCCCATTGGACAGCCTCAATCACTACTGGTTTTTTTCTATAAGACTTAGGCATCGTATTGTGTCAAATCTTTAGTAGCTTTATTAACTTCATTTCTATGATTAGTCAATAAATCAAACTTAATTTGTTCAAGGATTCCGATCAAAGTAATTGCAGGCATCTCTGCTTTCTGACTGTTGATCTCAATTTCTATTCCTTCATTATCGTGCACATGCACGGCAAGGATTGTAATTTTTTCTGACATAAGACATTGGTTTTGACAAATATAATAAATTATTCTACAATCCTACCTAACTTTTTTCAATCTTTTCATATCAGTTTCTTGATCATAATGCGGACCAGATATTTCTTCTGGTACTGACCGTGATAAGTACTCAATAAATTTCTCCCTACTGAAGTTTCTTTCAGGGTAATGATACATATTAAAATGATATCTTGCCCATCTAGCATGCTCAGGAGGATAAGCTGCATGATTACCACCAATCCAATTGATCTCTCCTAAGCTTCTTCTAAACATTGAGGGCTTGCAATACCATGGATGCATTCTACCATAGGTAAATTTTTTAGGATCTGTTTCTCCTAATCCCCACATGTCATAACCTTTAACTTTAACAACATCAAAATCCTTCAGTGAATCAAAATCCTCAAGACGAACATCAATCAATTCATCTTGATCTACAACCATGATCCATTCAGCTTCTGAATTTTTCCAACAGTTATTCCGAAGATCTTTCATCAAGGCTGGCTCATATCCACGCAAATGTGGATTGCTTTCTTCATAACTAACCTTAGTAACAACACACCCTTTGCTTTCACAAAATTCTCGTGTCTCATCAGTTGAGTTATCATCCATTATATTTATGGTGCAACCAGGAAGTCTTTCTTGATAATGCTCAATAGTCATTGGCAATATGTACATACCATTGTATGTGGGAATGAAAATTTCTACTACCATAGGAAGTTATTCCGTATCATAAAACATTCTTTCGGAATCTTCTGTATGCCACTTATCAAACCCCTCGCAATTATAGTAATCCTTGTTTACCAAATAGTCTGGTTTTTCTGGGAATGGTTTAGTCACAAAGCTAGGCTCAGACCACTTGATTCTATTATTAGGTTGTAAAGCAATCTGTCCATTATCTAGTAAAATAATGTGATGACTCTTATGCTCCAATGGATCCTCTGCTAAAGATAGATCTGTGTTATGATCATTAGCACCCCAGTTGATGGTAGCATAATAACTTCCCGGGTAGAACTTATGATCCTTCATGTACACCTCTACTCTAGTATCATATAAGTATGACAAATGAATTAGGGTAAAATTGTAAGAGAAACAATTCCATATCTGTAGATAGTGGAAAGGTAAATCTGGGTCCGGCATTTTTGGTTCATGCAACAACGCATGACTAGGTAGCTTATCTCTAAGTACACCATTCTCAAGTAGTACTTGAAATAATGCTGCCTGCCCCGGCATACATCTTACTGATATAATAACCCCCGGGGTCAAATCTCCATGTCCCTTTTTACCTTGGTACATGTACTCATTTCTTACAAAGACTTTGAGTGGAAAAAAATTATGTTCTATATGTGCCATGTACAAATATAATACCCCCCGGCCAATTATCCAAGTTTGTTTGTGCATGACTACGGTAATTGGTTTTCTAATATGTAAGAGGATGTAGTGACTCCTTACTGAAAGGACCCCCCGTCCATCCAGCTGCGGTGGTACCCCCCTTGCTTTCTGACAGGAATCTTTCAGGTCTGCTAGGAAAAAAACTTTTTCCTCCTACGTCAGAAGAGTTTTTGTCTGAGCAGACAGGGGCTAACCCATCAACTGCATACCAAATAAAATTATTTGCTATGAAAGATCTTGTAACCAAATCTGCTCTTGTGAGCATCTTTAATTCCAAACAGCATGACTTCCTTTATGTTATAAAGCAAGTCAATTCAGAACTCTTCTTACCAAGAGTTCCGAAAGCTGTTGTAAAAGATATGATAAAGTCCGATGGACTGTATAATATCTCTTACAGAATCTACACCAATGAAAAAGGATATGAATCCATTTTCATCAGTGCAGCTTCAAAGATTGTGACCAAATAGGTCATAATCTTTTTTTTCTCATTCCCTCTTTCTGCTAACCCTCAACTTGGATTGAATTATAATTCAATTAAACCTTCGGTCCAAATGATACAGACTGAAGTCATGAAGATGAACTGTTGCAACAGTGTCGGAACATGTGTCGGGATATTTCAGACGTGAAATATCAGGTCATTGAAAGTACAGGATTTCAAATAGATATCATTTAGCATTAATGATCCTGTAGTCATTAATGTCATAACAAAAGGAATATGTCTGATTAAAGGACATATTCTTTTTCATATTTCCCTCTTTTTGGCTAACCCTTAACTTAGATTGATAAATTTTATTCATTAACTAATAATTAAACATTATGAAAGCCGTTTACAGTAGCAATTACCTTCGTAAAGAAGGAGAACAAAAAGGAAAAACTTTTCACATTTACACCATTAAGGGTACAGTAGAAGAGTTGAAAGCATACATGAATACTCCACAGTTTAAGAAGTATCCACGTAAATCTGCAACGGGAGAACCACAAATGCATACAATGTATATGGATGCATTACGTGATGAACTTCCATTGTATCTTAAACAAGACGGAAACTATACATTAGATCAGTCTGAAACAAGAAAAGATACTGCAAGATTGGAAATGCTAGAACAGAGTTCTTCTGCATTAGCAACTGCATTTGCAAATAGACTTGCAGATAAAGTATTTGGTGCAGGAAAAGTATCTAATGCAAATGCATTCATACAAGAACCTGTTGCATCGGGAGATGATGCTGCATTGAATGATGATATGTAAGATGATTGAGTAGGACTTAGGTCCTACTCTTCATTTTTTAGTAATAAGAAATCCCTCTTCTTTGCTAACCCTTCACTTGAATTGAGAAATAATGCTACCGCATTATTTTGTTTTTTTTAGTAATCAGTAATTACAGTATGTAGTATGTGTGCATTTACATATATACTCAATACTCAATACTTTTTACTAGAATTATATTACTATTTGGTAGTATGTTGTGATACTTCTGTAGGAAGAATAGTTTGTCTCCACCGTGTGGAACAAGTAGACTCACTCATTGATAATCAAGTAGTTACAAAAACAGAAAAATAGTTGTCTGTGTGTTAAAATGTTATTGAGTGACAAACTATCAAGGATATTATACTCAACACTACATACTCAAAACCCTAGTAAATACTAAAGAATATATATTTTATATAGCTAAAACTAAAACTAAGCATATGACAGAAAGAGAAAAAAGAAATGACAATATCATCATTGGTATTATTATAGGAGTTGTATTATACTCTATAGTACTATATGTATTTGTTCATGTATTACACTTACCAGTAAGATAGACATATCTTCCGGGATTAATGATTTTCAACACTTAAAAACAATCTATTATGAATTCAACTATGATTAAGACTGCTAATGCAGTAAAGAATGAGCTTATTAAATTTGCTCAACAGTTCTATGGTACAGAACTAAAAGAAAATACCATTAGTGATTTGTTATCACTACCTATTGAGGATCAAGTATGGTTACTCAATCAATACAAAGAAGAAGTCAATTCATTTGTACAACCTGATTTAAATAGTCTATACTAATGTATATTCTAATATTCAGGTTGTATATAGTACTAGGGATAGTACGGCCACAAGATGATGTGGATGGTAGAACTATATATACCATCCACAATAGGTCTACTCATATAGAGTATGCTTATAAAGGAGAAGTTCTCCGATATTTAGAAACTGGCGTGTTTACATATGATGAAACACTAGATGATTCAGTTGACTTATCTGATTATACAAAAACAAAAATAAAACTATAGAAATGGAAAGAAGAACAGCACTATTAGTAACAGTAGTATTTGCTATTGGTATGTTTGGTGGTATTATTATTGGTTCTATTAGAACTAAATCACAACATATAAAGACAGAATACTTTATTGAGTTAAAGCATGAAACTGTTTTAATTGAAGACACTGAAGGAAATATTATCACATGTCCTTTTAATGATATCTCTAAAGCGTTATTAAGAGATAATTTATAAAATATAGTATCGGCACTCTTTCTTTAACCGAGTGTCTATCCAGTAAGTTACTGGCGTTAGCATAGCTCAGTAGTCAATGCAGGTTTTAGTCCATATACCTTAAGGACTGATCTAATGTACCATTCTCACTTCCCAAGGGTGAGCAGTTGTAATGTATGTGGGACCACTACAGGGTTAATCACCTGATATGTCTACGAAGTGACTTAAATAAAGGAGTGATTACCTTTATGTATGTCGCGCTGGAAACGTAACATTACAACTGAGTACAGAGGGGATCTGATTAGTAACTTATTAATTTTTTATTTATACACTTAATTTTATGATTATGAGAAATTTAGCAACAAAAGGTTTGAGTATGTCTCAAGCACAAACTATTTCTAACCTGTGCAATCAAAATGCATTGGAAATACAAAGAGAAATAGATTCTTACAACAACTGTAGTAAGACAATTACCATAGCTGGTCAAACATACCAGTTACAAGAAGGATTAGTTATACCAGAGGATATCTTAGATAAACTTAAGACTAAAGGTGAGTTACATGCTACTCAGGCATTTCTTATGGAAGCTATTAAGAATAAGGAGTCTGAAATAGGAAGAATCCGGAATTTAAGACCAGATACTTCTCATTTGGTTGCACCTGTGCGTGAGTATGCTCCTGACTACGAAATACAATATGATGTAGAAGAAGCTTGGGGTTGGGCACAGTTAACTGATTCTGAATACTCAGAGTATTTACAAGAAGAAGCATTAGCATCTCATCTTGGTCAGTTTATCCATAAACATGGTAAGTTGACTCAATTAAGAAAAGATCTTGTTGATATTCCTTCTATTGAATGGTTTGAGATTGAAGAAGGTAAGAAGACTCCGGTTAAAGTTACCAAGCATCATCATCCTAGTTCATTAATGGAACTACACGAGGAAGTTGCGGAACTTCATAGAAAGCATGAGCAACGTGTGAATTATTACAAAGCTAAGGTTAAGAACTTAGTGAGTGATGAGAATGCACGTATCCAGAAAGAGAATGCAAACAAAGCAGCTGAATTCTTGAAGCTTGAGAAAGAACTCAACCAGAATTATCAGATTGCAATGGATGCGTACAATGGAGAAGTCATGAGACTTACTATGGAATTTAATAGCCAACGTGAATTGGATATTAAAGCTGCAGCAGCATTGAGAATTAATGTTGATCCACGTTTTCAGGACGTAATAGATTTATTTATTACACCTGAGAACTAATATTAATATTAGGTGAGTAAGAGATAAGCACAAGCTGATTCTCTTACTCTTTATACCTAGTGACAGGAATTTTTTATAAATAGCAATGGTTGATAACCATATATAAGACAGAACTTTTAATTCTTAATCTTTAACCGCTTCTCTCCAACTTTACTGAGATAGAACTCATTAGTTAGACAGGTTAAGTACCTAGAGGCGTACAATTGGCTAACAAAAACATGAGACTTCATCTTTGTTTTTGCCTTTGTAGGAGAGAAGGTCTTTGAATTTGAATTTGAATTTGGCTTTAGCTATATATTCCTGTCACTTGGTGACTATTAATACTTGTATTATGAAAAAGATGACTTTTAACAAAGAGAATAATAAATGGTATATCTTCCTACCGCAGTGGGAAGGTGATAAATCTGAATTAGAAATGGTTTCTGGTGCTGATAGAATGCTTGATTACTTATCAAGCAACACAGATACAGTTACTGTTGATGTTTCAGAAGAACCAATTGAGAATGCAGTCAAACTTAAAAAGCTACATCATTTATATGGTGGTGCTGATTATAAAGTAGAGAATTGTCCAGATGTAGACAGAGCATGGCTATGTAAAGTAACCAAGTTTGTTTATGGTGGATACATGCCTAATCATTTATACATCAAGCCATGAAAGAATTAATCATAATGGCTTTACTAATGATATTAGTATGGTCACAGTATAAATTAAACCAAAAAAGATAATCATGAAGAATTTAGCATATTACTTCCTTGCATTTTCAATAATGACTATGATTGGTTCTTTAACATTAATGTTTACTGAACCACAACATATTTTGCTTGCAACATATGTATTTGTTTTAGCTACTATCTTAGGTGCAGTTGTATTACTCACTCTTGATAAAAGATAGTACTTTTATTGCTTATTTAAATTTTAAAGCTATGACATTAGAAATTACAAAAGACAACTTTGAAGAGCTTGTCTTAAAATCCAAAAAACCAGTCTTATTAGACTTTTATGCTGAATGGTGTGGACCATGCAAAACATTAACTCCTATAGTACATGAATTATCGGATGACTATAAAGATACTGCTGTTGTAGGTAAACTCAATGTTGATTTAGCTATGGACATTGCAGTTAAGTATGGTATACGAGGTATTCCGGCAGTTGTGTTCTTTAAGAATGGTGAAGAAGTTAAACGTAATGTTGGTCTTTCTTCTAAAAATGTTTACAAAGAAATACTTGATTCATTGATTTAATAGAATTATGGGAAAGATTATTACAGAATTAACAGAACGAAGAGATTATTATATTGAGGAACTAGAAGATCTTCATAGATATGAACCATCTGAAGTATATTATAAACTCAGAAGAAATGAACTTGAGTATCAAATAGCATGTTTAGAGATGGCTATTGATGAGTTAGTGACTCAGAGTGATTTGAAGAAAAATCAAGTTAAAAGAATAATGGCTACTGTATTACTAGTAGCCATTGTATCCTCAATTATTTATTTATTTTTAATTTAAATTGTTTAAAATGTCAACAACCAAAAAAAAAGTAGGAAGACCTAAGAAAGAAGTTACTGAAACTCCTAAGAAAGAAGTAAAAAACATAGCTTATTATAAAAATATGGTTGAAAGTCTTTTACAAACCAATAACGAATTAGGTAATGCATATGAAAGAGCATTAGAAGATAAAGAGTATTGGTTTCAGGTAGCAGATAAAGCACACAAAGAGAATGAGACTATTGTATCAAATGTTAAACAAACAGTTGATGAGACAATCTCAAGTATTCTTTCTGTTCATGAATTAACAGGTGAAATTAATCCTATTGATATTATTTACAATGTTAGTATGATTGACCGCATGATTCAAGCTAAGTATAATTCTGATACTGAAGAATTTTAATAGGGAGTAATCCCTGTTTGGTCCCATAGCTCAACTGGATAGAGCACTGCCCTTCTAAGGCATAGGTTATAGGTTCGACTCCTATTGGGATCACTATTTATTGTTAAACTTAAAAGAATATGATTATGAATTTATTTAAAAAGTTATTTAAAAAGAAAACTTATGGTCAAAGTAACCATAAACTATTAATTATTGATGATAATGCAAAACAACTACATCAAGTGTTTGGTATTAGTGAGCAACGAGCAGATCAACTGTTAGATGCATGTGTACATGCTTATCATAAAAATAATCAACTACATGAATGTCTTGTAGAAGTTGTTGATGAATGTAAACACACTAATGAAGTTGTATTTGCTACAATGATTATGCACAGAGTTATTGAAAAATATAATTCTAAAGACTCATTAGCTGGTTTCC